TTTGACCAACACAATGGCTGTTGTTCTGCTCTCCACTGGCGCACTGCCGACCGGGCTGACTTCAGGTACTGTGTATTACGTAACCAACGCCAACGCATCTGGGAACGTATTCCAACTTGCAACTACCTACGCAAATGCAGTGGCGGGAACTCCCATTAGTCTGTCTGGTACGCAGTCTGGCACTCATTACGTATCTTCCTACGCTATCCCTGTGACCTCTTTGGGTGGCGCATCGGATGTGCCAGCAGTCGTTAATTTTGTCATGGTGTCGGATGCAAGCCGATTTACTATTGCGTTTGGCGCTACACCTTACGGGGGTGGAGACTTAGACCCCATGCTTATTCGTTGGTCAGACCAAGAGTCGGTTGTTGAGTGGACGCCTGCGGCAACCAATCAGGCTGGCTTTATCCGTCTGTCCCACGGCTCTGAAATCCGTACAGCAGTGCAGGCGCGGCAAGAGATTGTTGTGTTCACAGATGCGTCTGTGTATTCTCTGCAATACCTTGGCCCACCCTACGTCTGGGGATCACAACTTCTTGGCGACAACATCTCAATCGCTGGATTTAACACTGCGGTCATTGCCTCTGGCGTTGTTTACTGGATGGGCATAGACAAGTTCTACACGTACGATGGTCGCATCCAGACTTTGCGCTGTGATTTGCGTCAGTACATTTTCCAAGACATTGACCTAGACCAACAGTCGCAGTTCTTTGCTGGTACAAACGAAGGCTTCAACGAAGTCTGGTGGTTCTACTGCTCGTCCGGTTCAACCGTGATCGACAAGTACGTTGTGTACAACTACGCAGAAGACATTTGGTATTACGGTACTTTGGGTAGGACTGCTTGGCTGGACTCTGGCATCAATCAGTATCCTATTGGCGCTACATACGCAAACAATCTTGTGTACCATGAGTACGGCGTAGACGACAACACTACAGAAACCCCTGTAGTCATTGATTCATACATTGCCTCTTCTGAATTTGACATTGGTGATGGTCACAACTTTGGTTTCATCTGGAGAATAATTCCAGACATCACGTTCCGTGGTTCGTCTGCCGCCAGCCCACAAGTCACCATGACCATCAAGCCTTTGCAAAGCTCCGGTTCTGGGTACAACACGCCTGAGTCGGAGGGTGGTGTAAGTTACGGCACTGTCACCCGCACAGCAACTGTTCCGGTCGAGCAGTTCACTCAGTACGTTTATGTCAGGGTGCGCGGTCGCCAGATGTCATTTAGGATTGACGGAAACCAGCTTGGCCTCCAGTGGCAGTTGGGTGCGCCTCGTATTGACATCAAACCTGACGGACGCAGGGGCGCTTAATGGCAACAAACATAACCGCCCTTATTGCCCCATCTGCACCAAATATCCCGTTAGCCCCAGAGCAGTATGACCGGCAGTATCAAGATCAGCTAAACAATATTTTTCGGTTGTATTTCAACCAAATGGATAACGTGCTGAAGCAGACGGTATTGGCATCAACGGTGTATGCCGTGGCTGACCTGCCCAGCGCAGTAGATTCAAGAAAAGGCGCAAGGACGTTTGTGTCTGATGCCCTGACACCAACTTTTGGTTCAACCGTGACGGCTGGCGGAGCGGTAACAGTCCCAGTTTATTCTGACGGAACGAACTGGAAAGTTGGCTAAAAAGCATTCCCGTGATACTATCAATAAACCCGTTTAAATGAGGCAAAAATGAGCCTACAGCACGCAGCACAACACTTGTCTTCGCATGGTCGTGGTAATGATTCCACGCTTGTTCACATGTCCCCTCGGGAAGTGAACAGTTTAAACGCGATTGCCAAAGCCCACGGCGGTCAACTGACCACCAACCCACACACGGGTTTACCCGAAGCTGGCTTCCTTGAATCTATCCTGCCTATGGCTGCTGGCGCAGCTTTGGTTGCCTCTGGTGTTGGCGCTCCTTATGCAGCGTTGATGGTTGGTGGCGGTATGACTTTAGCAACCGGTAGTCTTGAGAAGGGCTTGATGGCAGGCTTGGGCGCTTACGGCGGTGGAAGTTTGGGCGAATCTCTTTTGGCTGGTGGCGCAAGCCCTGTGGCTGCTGGCGCAGTTGAATCCGGAGTAGCTTCCGCAGCGTCAGCGGAGTCACAAATCGCCATGCAAAAAGCGTTAGAAGAGCAAGCAAAAGCACAAGCGTTAGCAGCACAAAACTCCACAATACAAAGCGCCGCCGCCGTTCCTTCTGGGGTTACTTCTGTTCCTGCTTTTAATCCCGCCCAACCCGCCGCTTCTTACGCAAGTCAATTTGCTACCCCCGCCGCGCCTGTTACAACCCCCGGGAACCCGTTTCCCGTGGGCGAAGGCCCTTCTATGGATACCTTGGCACGCCAAGTTCCTAACGCGCAATCAGGTCTTAATGTGACCTCAACGGCAAATGCTCCAACGTCTTTCATGGACAAAATTAAGCTTATGGGTAGCAACATTTCCCCAACCAGCCTAATGAACTTTGCCAAAGAAAACCCTTTAGGGGCCGCATCGGGCGCGGCTTCGCTGTACTCCCCCAAAAAGAAGGAAGAAGAAGCAAAAGCCGATACGGACATGGGTCAACGCTATGCCTACGACCCCGGCTATGTAAACCCAACGCCTGACGCAAGTGCTTCAGGTCAAGAGCAGACTTACATGAACCCCTCGTATCGCCCAGTAAGCGATGCAGAGGCCAAGAAGATTTATGGCTTTGCCGACGGTGGCGCTACAGCCGACCCAGCAGCGCCCCCAGTACCCACTTCATACACAGCGGCTCAACCCACAACACCTATCAGCACACCCGCTCCTGCGTTCAGCATCCCTGCCGTAAACAGCATGGCAGACTTGCTACGTGCGCCTGAATCACAAGGCCTTGTTAACGCATACCTTAACCGCCCTGCGCCTATTAAAGTGAAATCGCAGTTCGACAATTATTTGAAAAACACTTTGAAAGCCAAGCCAATGGCTGTGGCAAATTCAGGCTTAACAGCAGCCAAGCCCGTTGCAAAAGCTGGCTCGGATTCAGAGTACATCTTCAATGCAAAAACGCAGAAGTACGTTAAGAACCCAAACTACGAAGACCCTGAAGAGGCGGCAAAAGCAAAGAAAAAAGCAAGCCGTCCTGTATATACAGGAAACCGTGGCGGCATGGGTGCTAGCGCAATTGACACCAGCAGAATTGACACCAGCAGAATAGCTTTTGCCGAAGGTGGCGGTATCTCTGACGCAGCTTACAACCTTGGTGGCTACTCCGATGGCGGCAGATTACTGCGTGGCCCGGGTGACGGCGTGTCTGACTCCATCCCTGCGGTGATTGGCAAGAGGCAACCTGCACGGTTGGCTGACGGTGAGTTTGTTGTACCCGCGCGTATTGTTTCTGAGTTGGGCAACGGCTCAACCGAAGCTGGCGCACGCAAGCTGTACGCAATGATGGACAGAATCCAAAAGGCTCGCGGCAAGACGGTGGGTAAAGGTAAAGTGGCAAAGAACAGCCGCTCTGATAAATACTTGCCAGCATGAAGAGCATTGGCAAACTAGAGTGGTTTGGGGGAAATCAAGATGCCCTCAATATGTATCGCGCTTTTGGTGCGTTACTACACACTTGGGATGACATGGTTGATAAAGATAGGCCGCTTACTGAAAATCAAATAAACGAAGCGTTTTTAACTTGCCTTGTTTATCTCCCTGCCAATCCTTTTTATCGACAAATTCAAGAACAGATCTTTCCAATGTGGTTGACTGTTGTATCTGGATACGCTGCTGCAAACCATTTTGAACGCGAAAAAGACCCGCATGGAATTGAGATTGCTCACTCTCTTCGTTACGCTGCGGGAAACATAATTGCATATGCAATTCATGTATGTGTTGGCCCGGAAGAAGCGGCAAAGCAAATTCCAGATATGTGGAAGTCAGTTTTTTATGAGCGGTTTGATGAATACCGCAAGGAGCATTTAAATGTTTAAGTTGTCCAATTTATTAAGCTTCCTACTCGGCCCTTGTTTATATTTCGACGGCGGCGGCGGTGGTGGCGGTGGTGGTGGTCAACCTGATAAAACCACGCAGACGGTAGAGCTTCCCGAATGGGCGCGTCCATACGCAAAAAATGTTCTTGCCAAAGGCACGGCGCTTACCGACATCAACCAAAACCCATACAAGCAGTACAAGGGGAACCGTATTGCTGGGTTCTCCCCAATGCAAATGCAGTCGTTCCAAGGCGCTGCAAACATGGATGCAGGCCCTCGAGGATTTCAGCAAAACATTGGCGACTACATGTCTCCCTACATGCAGAACGTGGTGGACGTTGAAAAGCGTGGGGCAATCCGTGACTACCAAATTGGTAACACCATGCAACAGGCACAGGCTACACAGGCAGGTGCTTTTGGAGGTGGTCGTGAAGCTATCCAACGTGCAGAGCGTGAACGTGGCTTGATGGGGACTCTTGGCAGTATCCAGTCCAGAGGTGCGCAATCTGCGTTTGACCAAGCGGCAAATCAGTTCCGTCAGGGTATTCAGCAAAACATTGGCATCAATCAGTTGCAGAACCAATACGGCGGTCAGATGCAACAGCAAGCCCAGCGTCCGCTGGACATGGCGTATCAAGACTTCCTGAACCAACAGAATTATCCATACAAACAGTTGGGCTTCATGTCTGACTTGGTGCGTGGATTACCTTTGGGGCAACAATCTACATCACAGATGTATCAGGCTCCCCCTTCCATGCTACAGACAATGGGTGCATTGGGTATGGGTGCGTATGGTGCTAAACAACTGGGTATGTTTGCTGAAGGCGGTCAAATTGAAGACGGCGAGCCAGTGGTTCGTTATGCCGACGGCGGCGGAGTAACAAGCCAACAAAACGTAGAGGGCATCCTCAACAAATTGAGCGATCAGCAACTTCAGCAAGCCAAAGAAGCGGCCCTAAACCGTCAGGATGTGGAACAAGCGCAAATGATTGACGCTGAAATGGCTGAGCGTGCCTCAATTCGTAATGGCTTGGGCGGTGCGTTTAACCAAATCCCAGAAGAGCAGCAAGAACAGATGATGGCTGGCGGCGGTATTGTGGCTTTTGCAAAAAGAGGGTTAGTAGAAGGTGATGAAAATGAAACAGACGATGGGTTGAATAGCTTGAGCGATTTGTTGGCTTCTTCTGAGGGTAATCCGGCTGCGTATCAAAAAATTACCGATATGTTCCCCCAGCTTATGGCAAACGTAGCCTCTGCCAAATACACACCAATGACCGATGCAGCGTACAACGACGCTATTACCAAACGCCGTAAAGCATTGGAAGATGGCGCAGGCCCAAGCCCCTATGCCGACTATGAAAGCAAGCTGAAAGGTATGGAAGCTGAAGACGCCAAGGGCTTAGAACAAGCCAAGGGCCTAGCTGCGTTTGTTGCAATCCCTGAAATGCTTAAAGGCAATGACCCAATCCGTGGAATTGGCGGTGCGGGAGGTGCTTTTGCTGGTGCTTATGGTCAAGCCCTCCAAGCTGACAAAGCTCAGAAGCGTTCCATGATGAACATGCGTTTGAATTTGGCCGACGCTCAACGCAAAGAACGCATGGGTTTGACTCGTGACTCTATTGCTGCCGCTGACCAAGCCCGTAAAGATCACAGTGACGCGCAACAGTTTGGTATTAAGAAAGCAGAAGCACTGGCTTCAGTTGCTGGTAAATACGCCACAGCTACCAAACCCACTGGGAAAACTGGTGCGGGTGGGGCTAAACCACCAAAACTGCCCGAACGGTTGTATGACGACAACTTAAACTTTCTATTGCAGACAGAAAAGCCAAAAGCAGGGGAAACTCCCGCTATGTTTAAAGCTCGTATGTCCAAAGAAGCTGGCGCATTAACTGCATCACAAGTTAAAACTTCTGATGTTGGCCCAACTAAAGCGGCTCTTACTGAAGAAGCAACTGGAGCTCCGGAAGATAGAGACGCTAAAGCCGCGCTCAACAAATTTAGCACTTCCAAGCTTAATAAACGTGAGTGGGAAGCCATGAAAACCCAGTATGGGTCAGAGGAAGCAGCAAGAGCGGCGTTTCTTAAGAATTACAAAGTAACAGGCGGGGCACCTGCACCCGCTAAAACCACACCTTCAAAAGCCGCGCCTTCGGCTAATTCAGTATTACCCCCCGGAACGACTACAGGAAAATTTGTAGCAGGTAAAGGAACAGAGGTACTCCAAGATGGTAAAGTGATTGGGTATGCAAACTAAACGGGTGATATATGGCGCAAAACTTTACTTCCTTCACCCCAATTGAAGAAGCGGAACCTCAATCACCCCCTAAATTTACTTCCTTTACCCCAATCGGAGAAGTAAAACCTGCACCTGCGCCAAAAGAAAAACCTGCGCCCGTTACAAAAGCTGCACCTACGTTTGAACCCACATACGGGGAAGATGTCTGGGCTCCCATTGTTGCGCAACAACAGCCCGAACCAAAACGTGAAAGCGTTATGGAAGGGTTTAAGGGGACACCACCTACTGTAGATTACGCAGAAAACCGTAGAGCAAGAGACCGCAGTGTCAGCCCTGAGTCGGTGATGTTTACCCCCGCTAGGCAGCTAGATGAAGTCGATGCGCAAATCTACGCTCAGCAATACAAAGACAAGAAGTCAGCGGCGGCTAAGCAAGCTGCACGAGACAAGCTACGCCAAGATGCGGCAGCAGAAGACTACGGCGTTACCGATTTCTTAAAAGATTCTGGTGTTGACTTAACCAAGGGCGTTGCAGGTCTTGGTGAAGCGTATGTTGGTTTGCTGGACATCACTTCTGGCGGTGCGGCTGGCCGAGTGCTTGGCGACATGGGGTATAGCCCCAAGAGTATCAATAAATTTTTGACTGGATTTCAATCTCTCACCCGCAAGAATCAAGACCAAGACGTTAAAGACGCTCAAGGGTTTTTGGGCACACTTAAAGAGTTGTCTGTTAATCCCGCTTCTTTGGTCGGTAGCATTGTTGAATCGCTGCCGGGTACGCTTACATCGGGCGTAGCCGCCGGTAGATACGTCCGTTTCCTCACAGGTAAAGCAAGCAAAGAAGCTCTGGCTAAAGGGCTTGTAGGCGCTGAAGCAGAGGCATTCATCAAAGATAGAGTGACGCAGCAAACAATGAAAATTGCTGCGGTTGCCAGTGGAACTGAAGGCGCACAAACAGCAGGCTCTATAGCGGAAGCTGGACGCCAAGAGGGTACGGAGTACAAGGATTATGTTCTTCCTGCTTTGGCTGCGGGTTTTGGTACAACCGCAATTGGTCTTGTGTCTGGCAAGGTCGGACAAAAATTAGGCATTGGTGACATCGAGACTGGGGCAACAGGCACAGGTAGTTTTAAGAAACGCTTTACTGGTGAAGTGCTCAAAGAAAGTCTGTTTGAAGAGCTACCCCAATCCGCCCAAGAACAAATATTCCGAAACATTGCTACTGGTCGGCCTTGGGATGAAAATGTAGACAAGTCTTCGGCTCAAGGTTTGGCTGCTGGTGCGGGCATGGCTGCGGCGCACGTTAGTAAAAACCAAGCGGTCAAGAGCGCCAAAGAAGCCATAGCAAACAGATTGTTTCCAGTTCAAGAAGAGCGGGTTGAGCCTTCGTTGGATAACGCAGAGTTATTAAATGCCGCCCCTGCTTCTGTGTATCGTTCAATGGACGATATGGAGCGAGACCGCACCAACGAGATATACAACCAACTGCTTTCCCAAAATATCCCTGCTGATAACGCCCGTCGCATTGCGGCTAAGCGCGTATTGGAAGAACGCAAACAAAAAATCAAAGAGCTTGTCGTCGAACCTACTGACGATGAAATCCAACAACGCGCAAAAGAATTGATTGACGGCGGATTTGATCCTGTCGTGGCAATGGACGAGGCGCAGAAACAAATAATTGAGGAACGAAAAGCCGATGCGCTTGCACAAGCAGAAACTCAAGGAGAACAAGATGTTGGACAGACTATTGCCAAGCCAAGTGGAGATGGCGTTTCAATGGCTGGACAGCCCGATACAGATGCCACCGCCGCAGGAGTTGGAGACCTTGACACAAGTAGAGTGGTTTCTGCTAGACAGGATGCTACAGGAGTTGATGAACGAGCGCCAGCGCAGTCCGCTCCAGTAGGGTTTCGTGAGGCAAATAAGCAAGAACAGAAGCAAGACAGTACAAAAGAAACGCTTGACTTAGGCAATGGTGCTAAGGTTTCCTTTGCAAGCGATGGGGATACGTTCGTTAAAGACCCGGCGGGTAAACCAGCGGGGCTTATAAGGTTTGGTGATGGACGGCGGGGCGTATTCCAAAACGCATTAGAACTTCCTGCGTATATACCCGAAGCTATTCGTCAACCATTGATGGACTATGCAAACGCTGCACGAGCCAATTACTATGCACCAACCGAACAAACTCAAGCTGCTCTTACCGACGCAAGGGCAAAACTAGAAGCCGCCGTCAATCAAACTCAGCAAGCCCAACAAACAACACCTGCGCCCGTTGCAGTAGACCCAATTGAATTTGCTAAACGCTCCGCAGATAGCGCAATAGCCGACCAAGCTAACTTTGAATCCTTAGAAGAATCAATTGGCGCACAGAGAGACAACATCGCAGATACCTTGCGTGAGCAAGGGGTGAATGACCAATCCACGATTGATAAGGCAATTGCCGCATACGACGAAGAAATAAATAAACAACAAGGCAAACTGACACCTGAAGACCAAGACACAATTCAAGCTGAACTGGACGAGTTGCAAAACGCAAGTCCAGAAGATCAAGCCTTTATTGAAGACTATGCGGCTGACCAAGAAGCTGAAGAACAAGCCGAAGAAGCTGCGGTAAAAGCTGAAACCAAAAAACGTGGTCGGCCTTTGAACGATGAAGAGACCCGTGCTGTAAAAGAAACCGAGCGGAAAAAGAATCGTGCGGAGTACACCAAGGCTGAACGTCAACTCAGCGGGATAAAGAACAATCTTACTGCTCAGCTAGATGCAGCGAATGAAGCCATTGATGAAGCCACAGTAGAAAACGAAGAAGCGTTGAAGCAAGCGCAAGAAGACAAGCGTGCGCAAAAAGCTAGTGTGATAACCAAGCTGCTGGATATGGAGCAGCAATTCCGTGGCACGGCACTTGGCAAGCGGGTTAAAGCCATTCTTGATGACCGCAACAGGATTTCTCAAGAAGAACTTACCAAGGTTAAACGTGGTCGAGATATTCTTTCGGGTCGTACTCCCCTAGCCAGCCGAGGGGGTCGTGTAAAGGGTAAGGCAAACGCTGCATTTAGCAAAGCCACCAATGCTTCACAAGCACTAACAATCATTGCCAAGAACGGCAACATGTTCCAAAAGTTCCTTGCCAACCGCCTGCGTGGGTTTGTGAACGGTGTTAAGTTTGTGGTGATCGAACAGGGCGACACCCTTCCCGAAGATGTACAAGCCTTTGAAACGGATTGGGAACGAGCAGACGCTATGTTTGTACCCGACTCCAAAACGGTTTATGTACGGGGTGCAAGCTTTGGTGAAAATCAAGGCGTAAACAATATTGATGTTCTGCATGAAATACTGCACGCCGCAACCAACCAAAAAATTGCACTGGGTTTATTGCCCGGGGCAAAGAATACTAAGCTGGCTAGGTTTGTAAACGAACTCATCCTGTTGTCCTTACGTGCTGAAGCTGCGTATTTAGCAGCAGATGTAAAAGGACTTATTCCACCTGAACTCAGAGCACGAGTAGAGTCCACTGTGGACGTAGATGACGATGGCCGAGCCTATTACGGAATCTTTGAGCTACCCCAAGAGTTTTTGGCCTATGGCATGTCTGATGAAGACTTCCAAGAATTCTTAGGTCGTATGGAGAGTGACCAAGCCAATGAGACTGGGTTCACTGCATTCGCTCGTATGCTGTACAACGAGTGGGCAAAAGCATTTGGCAAAGACGGCTTGTCTGCCATGTCTGATCTCATCAATGTCACAGACAAAATTCTTGACGCCGAGAAAACACCCGGTATGCGGTTGGTCGAAAAAGGGCTACCGCCCTTGGCCAGCCGTAAGAAGAAGCCACCACCTCCACCCCCATCGGTGGTGTCTGAAGACGAAGATGAGTTTGGCAATCCTGTGCGCTCGGCTTCCGAGTTGGCTAAGGATGCTGCGGTAGCCCGAGAAAAAGTGCGTGTGTCTCGTCAAGGCGAAGAGGGCGAAGGCATTGAGGCCATGCAGATGGCTCGTGACCCTGAAAAGGTTAAGAGTGTGCTTCGTGCGTTGGTTGCACGTAATTGGCAGAACATGAGCCACGGCGCAGTAAAGAAGCTTGTGACGTTGCCCACCTTTACTTTTTTGGCCGACTTGTCGGGTATCAAATCGCTCAAAGATGTCGAGAAGCAAATGCAAGAGATGATTGGTATGTCCAATTCATTGCAAGCTGGCGCACAAAAGATATTGGCGTCCATGAAGAAAGAGTTGAACCCATTCTTTCGTAGTGCCAAACAGTTCCGTACCGATTTTGAAAATTTGGTATACGAAACCACGATTGCTCAGATCGACCCATCAGACCCCAAAACAAAACAGCGCAGCAAAGAGATTGATGCGTTGTGGAACAAGGTCGGTGAAAAAGGGCAACGTATGTACCGTATGCTCAAGCAGTACTACGAAAACATAATTGACCTGTACGCTGATCTACTTGACCAACAAATTAACGGCATTCAAGGTTTAGCCCCTGAAGCAAAAGAAAATTTAATAAAGGTACTGCGTCAAACCTTTGAGGCTGGCGCTCGTATCCGTCCTTACTTCCCGTTGGTTCGCCGTGGCAGTTATTGGCTGCGGGTAGAAGAAAAAGTTGGTAAAGAAACCAAACAAGCGTTTTATCTGTTTGAAACAGTCGGTGAGCGTAATCAACGTGCTTCTGAACTTGCCGCAGAACGTAGAGGGGATGTTGAAGACTTCATGGACAAAGGTATATTTGACATGAACGACACCACTGCTTCGTTGCGTGCTGCCACTCAAAATTCCAGCGCCATGCTGACTCAAATCTTTGACGCAATCGACAAAGAGAAGTTTGATTCTCCAGCAGCCAAAGAAGCATTGAAGGATGCCATCTATCAGGTGTACTTGAACACCATGCCCGAGCAAAGTTTCCGCAATCAATTTATCCGCCGTAAAGACCGAGCAGGTTTTAGCACCGACGTATTACGTAATGTGGCTACTACAGCATCCAATACCTCAATGCACTTGGCCAAGTTGAAGTATTCCCCACTGCTTCGCAATTCTGTGTCCGCAGCAAGAGATGCGGTAAAGGGCAGATCAAACCTTACGCCGTTTGTAGAAGAAGCGCAGCGCCGAGTCAATCTTGCTTTGGAAGAGCCTGAACACGGCTGGGCCGATGCTTTTGCTGGATTTGCAAATAAGATTTCTTACTTTTGGTTCTTGTCCAGTGCATCGTCGGCGTTAATTCAACCTGCAAGCGTTTATATTGCTGGGCTACCTGTGCTTGGGGCAAACCACAATAACATTACTGCGGCTGCAAAAGAACTTAGCAAAATGGTTGTGTTGATGAATCAATACAGCGTAGTAAGAGACAACGGCGACGGTACATCTTCCATCGTTGCTCCAAGCCTTGCAAACAATACAACATTGCCTGAAGCCGAGCGCGACGCGATTCGTGAGATGAGCCAGCGCGGAGTTGCACAATCTTCCTACGCTTCCGAAGTTTGGGGCTATCAAAGCATTCCTACTAGGGATGCAGCAACTTGGTTGGGTAAGACTGGGCAACTGGGTAAAGAAGCGGCTGACTTGTTGGTCGGCAGTTTGATGCACAACACTGAACGCTTGACCCGTGAGGCTGTATTTTTAGCCTCGTACCGCTTGGGTATAAAACGTGGGCTGACGCAAGATGCGGCCATCAATCAAGCCGTGTCTGATGTTAACGAAGCATTGGCTAACTACGACATAACAAACCGACCCCGCTTTATGCAACGGGGCATTGGCAAGATGTTGCTGCAATTCAAGATGTTCCCTTTGCACACCGCACTTTTGCTGGCAACCAATTTCTACAAGATGATGCCGCTTCTGAATAAAGAAGGCAAAAAAGCTGCGGCTACCAAATTCTTTGGTATCTATTTGACAGCAGGGAGCATTGCTGGATTGGCGGGCATACCGTTTTTCAGCACCACATTGGGTGTTATGGCTTCGTTGTTTAAAGCTTTGCAAGAAGAAGATGACTGGCCTGAAGAACTCAAGGATATGGACGCAGAAACTTGGTTCCGTACTGTGTTCCTAGAAGAAAAGTTAGGCGATGTTTCTATTGGTGGTATTCCCGTCAGTGAAATATTGGACAGCGGCCCACTGAATGCTTTGACTGGGTTGGCTATTGCTGAACGTATTGGCCTCAACGATTTGTTTGGTAGAGATACCAAAGAAGCCAAAACCGAACGCGAAGGACTGCAACAGTTTATGATTGAAAAAGCTGGCCCATTTGCAAGCGTTGGGCTTACTATGGCGGACGCCTACGATGCGTACTCGGTTGGTGATTACTCAAAAATGCGGGAGCGTATGGCTCCCTCGGTTCTACGCAATTTGCTGTTGGCCGACAAACTGTCCAAAGAAGGTATGAAAGATGCCCGGGGACAAGAAGTTGTACCTGCTGACGAAATTACACAAGGGCAAATTATTGCCCAAGCAATCGGGTTCCGCCCAGCCATCCTTGCTCGTATGAGTGAGACCAACTTCAAGTTGACTGGCGCAGAGCAACGCATTGTGAACGAACGCAATCGCTTGATGCAAGCGGCCAAGATAGCCGCAAGAAAAGAAAACAAAGCAGGAGACGAACAGTTGTACAAATTGGTTGATGGCCCAATAACCAAGTTCAATGACAAGTACCCTGAGTTTGCTATCGAAGACGATCAGTTGGAAAAGTCTCTTGAGGATGATCTGACCGCTCGGGCTGAATCAAGATTGGGCTTCCCCATCACCGAGAAGAATGTTCGTCTCGTTGAGCCTAGTTTGGAAGTTCTTGAGCGCCGTATCAAACGGATTCGAGAGAAGGCCAAATAAAAAACCCCCGCACTAGGCGGGGGAAAGGGGAGGTTGGAAGGAGCTAACTTCCGGAGACATGGCAACTGCTTGCCAATGCCATTAGTCTACATCAGACACGCCAGACTCGTAGCCCTTTTATCCCTTCGACAATCACAACTTTTGTAACAATCGGTATTTTCAACCTTTTTGTCACAGCGCCTATGGTTTCTCGCGCCGCATTGTGGTCTATGCAGGGTACAAAAAATGAATGGCCGACTCTAAACTTTGACCAATCAAGCTGATACGACACTGTCTCGATTTTCATTTAGGTTCAACATATCGTCCATGCGCAAGAACTCGGAATGGGATGCGTCAAACTTCAATGTACGCACCGCAGGAGACGCTACTTTCATACCCTTGGACATGCGCTTGTTGGTTGCCTCAACAAAAATTTGCAAGTCGGTTAACTCTTTGAGCAGCGTTTTGTAGTTGACCTGCTGCTTGATACAGAACTCTTTGAACTGCTTGGCGGCTACATAGATGTGTTTGGTATCCGGCTCGTAACGTACCAGCAACTCTCCACGGGGTTCCTGCAAAGGTAGCGCCGCCAAATTACTTCGGGCATCCACTTCACCGTTGACCACCAAAGCGTTGAGGTGGTGGCTATCAAGGAACTCGCCAAGGGTTGTGACAGGGGTTGACTGTGGGGGCTTCACATCGTGGCGCATTTCGCTCAACATGCCCTTGAGCCAGTCGTACACAGCGGTCATATCAAAGTCGTGCAGACCAAGATGACGGGCGATCAATCCACCAGCAATATTACAAGCGGCAGTGGCTGACCAAAAGCGTTCCCTTGCGGTGAACTGGACTTCTTTATCCAGTCGGGCTTGGACTTTCTTTATCAAGTCCTTGGTGTACTCTAGGTTGTTCACCAGCCATGTAAGGTATATCTCCCCTGCATGACCGTAGTTGTCGTTGAGTTGGTGGTCAAACATCTCCTTGCCCTTGGCTACGCCGATCAAATCGTTGGGCTCTATCTTGTACTCAAGTAACCGCACTGATTCACCGTCCGGGCTATTCTTCAACGCAGTCAACTTTTCGTAAAAGCTGGCGTTAGCCGAGCACAATGTCATGTTCTGCCATGAGGTGTTGTTGATGCGTAGGGCGTTCTCTGAACCCTTTTGGCGGTTCTTGCCTCGGCCATGACTGATGCCGTATGCCAAGTCAGAAAAGTCCTTGGGGGTCATGTTGGTGATTTCGTCAATCGTGTTGGGGATGTTGTTCATCACCCCCAGTTGTTGCATCTTGGCGTTAAGCGTGTCCTTCTCAATCGACATGAGTTCGTATGGCATTCCGTATACGCTGTTGCACATGCGCAGGATGGTTGATTTTCCTGATCCGGCATATTCGTAGATCACGTTGATGATTGCGCCCTTCAAGCCGGTGAACTTCATTAGTGGAGCGCCAAATGCAGTTAACGCTCCAAAAGCGTGGGGCTCCATGCCCTTCATTGCATACAGGTTGAAGACTTCCTTCCACTTATCCAAGCTACCCTTCTCGTGAATCTTCTCGGCAAAGAACTCGGTCGTTGACGATGGTGGGCTGTAGAACGTACCGTCCTTGGTAATTTCCTTACTGCCCATAATAAATTTACTGTCTCCCTCTACCCATCCAAATTGTGTTCTCATAAGCTCTGCTTTCTTTGTGTATTGCAAATTTTTTACCGCCGTAACGACATACGTTGCAAGACTTTCATATTGCTTGTGGTGTGCCATTACGCCCTGCTGGGCAAGCTGTTTGCGTAGCTCGTCCTTTGATGAAATAGCCGCAGTGGTTATCGCAAACTCTTTCACCCCGTCATGGGGCAAATGAAGTCTGAACAACGCCATTTCACCCAACTCTTTGTCCCTCATACGCTTGAGTACGTACAAGTCATGCTCGTAGACCATCGCGGGTTCTTCTTCGGAATCCTTGGGTGGGCGAACATACACACCTCCTTTTTTACCCCTGAAGAACGGGAATGGATACTCAGGTATTTGGTGTGTCTCAACTCCAGCTTCAGTCTCAACTTCTACTTCGTTGTCGGCCTCGGTTGCTTCGGCAATCTCTATACCCAACACAATAGGTGAAGTGATCTTGCCTTTGTGCGGACAGCCATCACAGCCACCGGGGTTGCGCTCTTCAAATGTTGTGCAGTGGTGTGGGCCACCGCGCTTGCGAATATTCCTGAGTTTGTTGTCTACCTCGGCGGGGTCGTATTCAGGATGCTGGTCGGACATCTTGTGCGCCGCCTTGTCTCCGTCTACGCAGAAAGCTGGAATCGACAACGCCGACTGCCACAACGGTTCATCAATCTCAGCTTGGTTTTGAAACACGTAGTTCAGTTGCGCACAGCCGTTCTCGGCCTTGAGCATGATGGTCTTGAACCGCTTGACCTTGTTACCCAGCAACGCCTCCATCATGGGGCTCATGGCAGATGGCACAAAGTCAGGTGCTTCTTCTACTTCCTTGGGCTCAGGTGCGCCCAACAGTTCGCGCAGTTTCTCAGTAGACAGTCTCGGTGAAACTTCATTCCAAACGATGACGGGCTTGGGCTCCAAACCTTTCTTCACGTTCATTGACTCGGGCACACGCAGAATACGCGATGCCTCAAATACTTTGTCGTCAACGATCAGACCCTGCTCTTTGCAGAGTTGTTTAAGTCGCTTGGCTAACGGTTCCCACACAGTGCGGGTTAACGTCTCTTCAAGCAACCAGTAGGCATGAACACCGTTGCCGGAGTTCACCAAAATTGGTCTAGGTAGGCCGACTGTCTTGCAAAACTTCTTAAGCTCTTCCAGCCCTGTCTGCTGGTCGAGATAGCCCTCAATCTTCCCCTTGGAATTCGGTACACCCTTGGTCGGGCCGCAATCAATATCCAGCCATAAGGCTCGGACAAAGGCTACGTTCTCGTGTGTCCTGTCATCTGCCGTACCAAATTTGGCGCAGCCAAAATACACGTTGACTTGCTTGGTGTTGAACTCTTGGATGAGTGTCTCGGCTTCTTCCCTTGTGTCTGCAAAACGCTGGTCAACATACTTACCTATGCCAACTACGCAGTACCGTCCCTCCGTGGGTAGTACGGTGTCGAGCAAGTCAAATGTGGACATTGTTTATTTGCGCTTTTTGTGTCGTGCCATGAAACGCTCTATCTGCTCGGCGTAAGTTGGAGACGGAGTGAACTCACCCCAAAACCAGTTGTAAACCGTCATGCGGCTCACTCCTAGCTCTACTGCCACTCGCGTAGCAGTAATCTCCCGCTCGATACAGAAGCGACCCAAGGCTACGCCTAAAGAATCAGCGTCGGCCTTTTTATTGGCTTCAACTAATTTTTGGCTGTAACCATAGGTCATGCGTTACTCCTCGTCCGTCCAAGCCGCAACCACGGAGTCCAAGCTTTTCTTGGGTGCGGGTGTGGCTTCAGCGGCCTTCTTGGATTCACGCTTCTTGGGCGCTTCAACTCCATCATCAGCTTCGGCTCGTGCTTTGGCAAGCGCCTTGGCATCTTCCTGTTCAAAGGCTTCGCCCAAAGGTTTGGGTGCTTCCAACTTAGGCGCACGACCTGACACATCGGCTTGATATGGGGTCATGGTGACCATCTTCTGCACTTCGGGGAGCGCGGCTACTTTGCTTGTAACTGCGTGTTCACCTTTGTTGATGAAGCGCACAGGTGTGAACAAAATGGATTGGTTGTCGTTGTCTTCATTGAAGCTCAACTGGGTAACAACGTAGTCCAAGCTCTTGCCGTTGTTGGCCAAATACTTGGTGTAGCTCTCAAAAGGATGAGTGTTGTCACCAACGCTCTCACCAAACAAAGACTTGGAGGCCAAGTTCATTTGGTACACAGAACCTTCAAGCGAAGTACCAAAGTCCTCTTCCAACGTCACAGCAATGCGGCGTGAGTAGCGGCAGGCTTTAGAGTTGCCCATGCCCGAACCCTTAATGTTTTGCTCGCAAGAGTCACAGCGGTCGGACTGTTTGTTGGTCGAACCAGCATCAGGCACGTTGCCGTCATTGGAGAAGCAGTCGGGCGCAGACGGCTCGGCTTCAGGACTCCACTGCTTAGCGTAGAAGATGCGTCCAACTTTAGGAGAAGCATTGACAACGACAACATTCAAGTCGCCTTTGACCTTACCCATTTCCTCACCACCCACAACCTTGCGGAAGATTCCGTTCTTGGGGACGATGCGTTTGACGCCGGTACGACCAGCGAGTTGTTTTGTAAGCTCACTGACTCCAGCGGTTTGCAGAAAGTCGGGGAGGTCTTGGTTTAACAAAGTAATGTTGCTCATTTTTCAATTTTCCTTAGAACGTCTAACAACCACGGTGTATTCGCTTTCTACGTTCAAGCCCATAGGAAGCAGGTCGGGATTTTCAGAAAGAAACTCTTTCATGTGTGTCTGATGAAGTCTCTTTTCCAGCAGGCCATACGCATCGTTTTCTTTGATGAAGCGATACATAGAATCCCAATCATTCGTCCAGTACCGTGACTTTACGGAACGAACAATCGTGCCAGCTTTTGTGCGAACGCTATCAGCGTTCATGTTCTTGCAAATCTCAAGCATCTCAGCTTCAAGCACACCCATCTGTTCTTCAAGAGTGGCGTATTGCTTTTTGTAATCTGAGGTGAGTGTGTCCTTGGCATCGCGTATCTTGATGTAGACAGCGGCAAGTTTGTCGAGTGGTAGAGAGGGTTGTTCCCCCTGAACTTCTAATGCGTCCATAGTTAGCTCCAGTTGTTTTGAGGTTTTAGTTTAGCACAGAACTTGACATTGTCAAGTACCTTCAGAAATAATTTCTTGCTTGTACAAATCAATTATTTTTGTGTGGTGTGCAATGTTGCCCCGCAGGTGGGCGTACATCTTTGTCTCTATCGGACTGCCTGTTATATGCACGATGGTCATTGGGTTGACCTGACCGGGACGGTCGATTCGAGCATTGGCTTGTAGATACGTCTCTACGCTGGAGCAGGGAGCGTACCAGATGATTGTGTCGGCGGCGGTTAGGGTAAGCCCGTGAGATGCCGCTTGTGGTTGGATGATGAGCACCTTGGGGTAAGGGTTGTCTTGGAACTGCTGAACCAAGGCCGAGCGTTTGTTAACGCTCACACTCCCGTTGATGACTTCACAGCTTATGCCGTGCTTGTTCAGGTGTTTCTCTAAGAGTTCGATGGTATGGGTAAACGGCACGAATACCAGCACTTTTTGGCTCGACTCTTCGATGACTTCTTGCACTGCATTCAAACGGGCGGATACATCAAACTCCAACACTTCGCCAGTGTCGGTGTAAACCGCACCACCGGATATTTGAAGCAGCTTGTTGATCTGCACAGCGGCGTTGACCGCAGAGATTTCTTCCCCGTCGGCCTCAATCAGCATCTGCTTCTTGAGTACGTTGTAGTACTTGATCTGCTGTGGGGACAGTGGGGCATCACGGTCAACAAAAGTCACAGGGGGCAGGTCGAGACACTGCTTCTTCTCAAACCGAATGGCTGGCTGGAGTGCCTTGTGGACAATGTGTTTGGACTCAGGGCGGGGTAACCAGCGGTACTGCCCAACCTTAATCATCACGTTGTCTCTGAACTGCCCAAAGAACATAGGTATGCCGTTGGGGTTCACCAGCTTTGCTAATCCGTAAGCATCCACAGGCGACTGTGCGGCGGGTGTTCCAGTCAACATCCACAACCCACGTATAACTTTTGTTAGGTCACGCAAGTCTTTCCATCGCTCGGTCTGAGCATTCTTATACGCTGACGCTTCATCCACCACAATCAAATCGAACCCGCCCTTGAGCAGTTCACTCTTAACAATTCCAACCCCATCAAAATTGATGACGACAAACTCTGACCCCGCATTGATGATCTCTTTGCGCTTCTTGGCTGAGCCGTGTGCAACAGAGACTGTGCGATGGATAGCAAACTTGAACAAATCGTTTTGCCATGCCGACTTCATAATTGACAACGGACAAATCACTAACACTCGTTTCACTAATCCTCGTTGCATCAAATAGTCAATCGCCCAAATCACTGATGCTGTCTTGCCTGTCCCCTGCTCGTTAAAGCAGAACGCCTTGTTGTTGGTCGTTAGGAACTCGGCTGTAGTCTTCTGATGCTCGAACGGTGTGAACCCGTGGGGACGGGGCCACTCATACTCTGATAAGTTCATTTTTTCTTTGGCTTGTTGGTTTTGACAGTATGGTCTGAATTGCGACTGAATGAACGGTTGGCGCTTGGGGTTTTGAGCTTAAGATTTCCTGAAGCATTGCTTCCCCCTTTGGATAAGGGAACCACATGGTCGATGTCTTTTCCAGTACGGTCAATGCCCTTCTTGTCCATCTCACTTCTTGCTCGTTGACGTTCAAGGCGGGAATCAGATTCGCCTCTTGCTTTTTGTTGTTCATATTCTTTTTTGTAGGGTCGGGGTTTATTCACGTATGGCATTTGGGCTTCCTATATTGTGGGTGTTGAGGTCTTCTCGGGTTAAGCCAAACTCCTCGGGGGTTGCTTCCCACAAAGGTTTGCGCCCCTCATTTTCTATTACTTGCAGGCTTTTGCCAACTGCTAAAGTGATCTCCATCATCATCTCAGTTTTGTATTTATTAAATTCCTCGTGGATAATTTTTCCTACTATGTTTACCACGACACGCTCAACAACTTCTTTAACTCGGCGTTGGAGTTCCCCCTCAAGAATCAGGGCGGTATCAGTCTCTTGGTTTGTCATTGCGTTCATAGTTAGCTCCTGTTGTATTCACATTGTTTGACTGCGCAGAATTTGCACAGTGGCCCACTGCTGGGATTCCATACACCGTTCTCCAGTGCGGCTTCGATTCGCGCCACATCTTTTGTTGGCTTCTCTAAGTACTTTGTCATCATTTCTCTGTGGTGCTCGGCCTTCACAAACTCCTTGCTCACCGTGAAAATCAAAGCTGACTTGACTCGATTGATCTTGGGGAACTTGGCAAAGATACCCGCCGCCACAAGGTCAAGCTGTTTGGTGTCTGCGTACCTTGCGCTCTTACTGGTCTTGTAGTCAGCAGAGTGCGCCAAACCCTTTGCCTCGTTCAACACAACCAAGTCGGCAATGCCGTGCCACCACACATCGGGCGCACTGAAGTCACAGGCTTCCAAGTCCTTGGTCAGCCCAAGCTTTACCTCGCATAGCTTCTCCCCTTCGATACCCTTCAAGGCATCCAGCGTGTCCTTCATGTAATCAAACTGGGGTGGGATTGGTTTGCCGTCACGTATGTATTCCTCTGCCACAGTATGGGCAGACTTGCCGTACAGCGTTGCCGTTGTGTCAGGCTCAACAACGTCCTTGGCTATCTTGGTGTGATAGTACTTCTTGGGGCACTGCTGAAATGTTTTCAGGCTACTGAACGACCATACGATACTCATTAACAATCTCCATAAGATTTGCCATACCCTGCTTCGCAGTTCAGGGGTAGCTCGGGGGCCCACGACGGGCGTAGGCGCATACATAATTCAACGTACTCCTTAGCTGTTTCAGCCTCGGCCTCCGGTGCAATACAAGCGATGGCGTCATGGACGGTCATCACCACGCGGTACTTCTTAGCGACCATCAACATCTGCTCACCTATCACGATACGTGCAAGTGCTTGGCATACGTTCTCAATCACCTTACCGCCATAGATTCGGTTGGGGATAGTTGCCTTGCCCTTCTTGGTGTCGTACACAAGTTCGGTCTTGCCATCATCGTCTATCTTTTGGCGCAGGTTGGGGTACTTTAAACGTAGGCCGTTGGGGAGTAGGATGCCCTCTGACCCATCCACTTTGAGAAGTTCATTCCGCCCAAACGCCGTGGTTTGTTCACGGATGATTGCGGGGAGGACATTCGCCGCCGCTTTCCATAGCTCAGGGATATACGGATAAGTTCGTCGGTACGTGTCAATAATGCGTTTAGCTTCGTCCAGTTCAATAGATACGCCAAAGGTCTTGAGTTGCGCTTGGAACTTCCCTGCACCCATGCCGTACCCCGCCCCAAGAATCGTCGTTTTACCAACGAACCTTTCGTCTTTCGTAATATCTTCAATAGCCTTGCCATATATAGCCGATGCCATGATTTTGTATACATCCTCACCCCTATCAAATGCGTCTACCAAGTCGTCTTGCCCCGCCAACCATGCCAACGTCCGTGCCTCAATCTGCGATGAGTCTGAGTCAATCATCACCATACCAAATGGTGCAAGGATGGCTTTCTTCAAAGGCGATGTGCGTTGCAAGTTCTGCAAGTTGATCTTGTCGTCACCACCCCAGCGCCCAGTGTGGGCGGCGTAATAGCGTAGGGGTACAGGCATTGGGCCTCGTGTAGC